CAGGATATTTACTTTGGTCTGCTAATAATTACACTGATATTTTTATTGCTGATAGCGGATATTTAATGATGCTATCGGGCGGAGCATTTATTATTGCAGAAGCACTTGGAATTGTAGAGGAACTATAATGACAGATTTAAAATTTACTACCGCAGGCGATTTCATCGCAAGTACAAAAGGCATTCCTACTCAAGTTGAATTGCTAGAGAAACTTCGCAAAGAAACTTTAGTGGTAACATTTAATAAACTAAACGGTGATGAAAGAATAATGACTTGCACAAAGTCATTTGATATTATCCCAGAAGAGCATAAACCTAAGACAGATAAAGAACCTAAGGAAGGCAATGTAACTGTCTGGGACATGAATGCTAAAGGTTGGAGGAGTTTTAGATATGACAGAGTCACAAAGGTCGAAGAACAAAAAACTAATTAATGATCTAATACGTGTTGATGTTATTAAAGATGAGATTGAATATGCTAAGAGTCAATTACAACCGCATGATACAGGACATATACATACTGCTATAGGATGGCTAGAACAAAGGATTGAAGAACTTGAAACGCATGATGCATAAATTATTTCCTACACTTGTTGCTGAATATGATTTGTCTGACAAAGTAGACAATGATTTAATTATGGAAAAAGTAAAGATAAGTGGGTTACAAATGCATGGAACGTTAAATAAGGGTGTAAGTAGTTACATGGGCGGATATGATTGTGCATTAACAAGACTTGCAATGACAGACTTACAAAGTGCAATCAAAGAATGCTTAGATGATTATTGTAAAGAAGTCGGCTTAGAAGAAAATGTAATAGTAAATAGCTGGTGTAATATTTTAAAAGAAGGGGGAAGTGTAAAAAGGCATAGGCATGATAAGAGTGTGCTTAGTGGTGCATATTATCCTAGTAGTGATCCAGATGATTGTCCTTTGCTAATAGAAAATCCTACAGAAATTTTTAAAATGACAGAAACAAAAGTTTATGATACAGAATTTAATGTGAGTGCAATTGGTGTACCTACTGCAAAAGGAAAATTAGTAATATGGCCAAGTTATTTGTACCACGAAACACAAAAGAATTCAAGCGACGAAAGATATACAATAAGTTTTAACACTTTAGACAAGTCGTATCTTAATGCGATAAGAAATTAGATCGCAACTATCAGAGGAGAGAAAATATGAAAAAAGTTGTAATAGCCACAGCCCTATCGCTGTCATTAGCGGCACCTGCCGTTGCTGAAACTGTAACAGGTACGGTTACAGATCACTATAAAATGGTTATCTCACAAGTACCTTATACTGTTGAAGTATGCCGTGATGTAAGTGTAAGCGGAGATAAAACTGGTGATACACTTAAAGGAGCAATCATAGGCGGTATCATTGGCAACAATGTTGGTAATGTAGAAAATGGTGGTGCATTAGGTGCAGTAATAGGTGGTATGATTGGGCATAATAAATCAAATGCAACAGGCGGAACAAAAAGGGTTTGTCAAATTGAAACTAGATTTAACGAATCTCAGAAAGAAGTTTATAGTCATAGCATTATGAAATTTATGTCAGATGGTAAACAACATAGAATCAAGTTCTATAAATAAAAAGTTGGAAGATTGGCTGAGTGGTTTAAAGCGGCGGATTACTAATCCGTTGTACCGGCAACGGTACCGTGGGTTCGAATCCTACATCTTCCGCCAAACATGCGGGTGTCGTATAGTGGTAATACCTCAGCCTTCCAAGCTGATGCTAGGAGTTCGATTCTCCTCACCCGCTCCAGGGCTGGCATAGCTCAGTTGGTAGAGCAACTGATTTGTAATCAGTAGGTCCGCGGTTCGAGTCCGTGTGCCAGCACCAGTAGCCCATGATAAATAGTTTTATGAACAATAAAGATTATATTAATTTTAGACATCTAGAACAGGTTGAAGAAACTTACTGGCAACATTTTAGATTTGCATTCTGGGCAGGTTGTGTATTATTTGTTTTAAGCATTACTAGTTTAATACATGCTATATTTCCTTTTATGTTCTCAAGAGTACCTGATAAAATATATAGGTATTTTCAAAAAGAAAGTGAAAGAAGAGTATTAAGAGTTAATTCAATACTAAAGAGAAAAGGCTTGGAATAATGCAAGGTGTAATAACTAGGCACGACATAAATCCTAAACTAAAATTCATCGATTATCAACCCTACGGACTTTCTCTAAAAGAAACATACGACTATAAAGATCTAGTCAAAGAAATAGATGCTTTTAAAAATTTACTTGGACCTAAAATTAAAAAAGAAAATCCTACAGCCGTAATTGGTATGCAAGCCAGCAAAGAACAGTTTGCTTGTTTGTTTGCATGTTACGAACTTGGTATATCTGTATCTATTATAGATTATGAAAGAGCAGATGACTTTGATGTAGATACATATGTTGATCCAAAGACAGATATTCTTAGTCCTATAGATTTTTTTGTTGTGCATACAGCAGACAAAGGACCCAAGTACGATTTCTTTAAAGCAAAAGCAATTCAGCAGATAGTTCTTACCGAAGAAAAAAAAGATTATACTCCTAACACAGAGATAAAAGCAAAGCCTGATACAATAGCAATTAGATGTACAAGCAGTGGTACAACCAACACACCTAAAAGGATAGAACATACACACGAATTTTTAAAAGCAGTATCCATGCGAAACACAGTTATGTATCACGGAAGATTTGGTATAGGTTATAACTTAAATCATGGAAGTAGTATGGCAACATATTTCTTACCTTGTTTGTTTTCAAAAGATACAACTGAATGTAAAAACTTAAGACATTTCAAAACATATAAGTTAGTACCTGATTGGGGTAATACTATTGCAATGGATCATTTTATGATATCTTATAAAATAGATACAGAAATATGGGCACAAAATCATTCAGATCCTAATCTTACATTGTATACACTAGGTCCTATATCAGAGAAAGTACACGGTAAATTTAAAGATGTAATTAGTATATTTGGTAGTAATGAAACAAGTGGACCAACATTACTTTGCAGACTAAGTGACTATCTATTAAGTCACAAAAAGCCTTTCTTCAAACCTCTAGATGACTTTTATTCTTTTGAACTTATTGATGATAGACTGCATGTACATATGCCTGTATACAATACATTACATAATACACAAGATAAATTTAAAATAGAAAATGGCATCTATTGGTTTAAGGGCAGAGATGACTTATATAGGATAAATGGTGTTGAAGTAGAAAAATTTGTATTTGAACAACTTATGTATAAAGTTCTTATGGGGCATGAAAAAGGACAAATTGTTTATGACCTTGTAAAACAAGAAATTTATCTAGCATGTTGGACTGACGTAAATTTAGAAAAAGTAAAGAGAAGATTTAATAAAGGATTGATTCCTGAACATCATATAACCAAGGTTGCCTCTTTAGATATTACTAGATTTTTATCGGGTGTTAAAGTAGATCAAGAACTACTGCGTGAACACTTTAGAAACAATGTTTAAAGCACAAAAAGAAATCATATGGCACCTGACTTGTAACAGTTGTAATAACTGGTTTACATATGCTACTATGGAACACAAACTTAAAATTGAACGCTTTACATTCCATTGCCCACATTGTGGCAAATCAGGTAATTGTAAGGAAACAGACAAGATAGATAAATAACTCGACAAGAAGAATAGGTCAAATTTTTTTTTGACCAAAATTTTTTTTGACTGAAACAAAGCAAAGGAAAAAAAATGACGCAAATAATATCTCCAAGTAAATTTACAAACACAGTTGGCCTTTTAAGGTCATTTTTTTTGGATAAAGGATTTTTAGAAGTCCATACCCAAAACAGACTAAGCATACTAGCCGCATGTGAAGATCCATTCAATGTAGCAACATACAAATACGCAGGCCAAGTGTGGCCGTTGCCGCAAACAGGCCAAATGTGGCTGGAACACGAACTTTTAAGTAGCCCCGATAGTAAGGGGTTTTTTTGTGTCTCCACTTCCTACAGACAAGAGCCTAATGCGATACCAGGCAGACATGATATAATATTTCCAATGTTTGAGTTTGAATTCCCAGGTGACATAAACGATCTTAAAAAGATGGAATACGAACTATGCGAATACTTAGGTTTTAAAAAGCCTGAAGAAAGAACTTATGCAGACTGGCAAAAACATTACGAACTAGGCGCACATGCAGAAATGGATGCAAGCCATGAAACTAAAATGTATGAACAGTTTGGTACAACAATGATCACAGACTTTCCTGAAATGACATCTCCGTTCTGGAACATGAGTAGAAACGAAGGTGGTGCTACTTCTAAAAAGATAGATGTTATCTTAGGTGGTATGGAAACTATTGGATCAGCAGAACGTTCATGTGATGTTGATATGATGCGTGATACATTCCATACTATTACAGATGGCGGTTATGCTAAACTACTGTTCGAACTGTTCGGCAAAGATAGAGTTGAAGCAGAACTTGAACAATTTTTAAAGTTTGACTTCTTTCCTAGAGTAGGTGGAGGCATTGGTATGACAAGAATGATTAGTGCTTTGGACAAACAATGAGCAAAGAAGAATACAACAAATATGTGGAATTGCTGAAGCGTATATTAAACGTGAAGTAATATACTCTGGGGTGGTGAAATAGGTAGACACGCACGATTGTTTCTCGTGTGCCAAATGTACTGCAATATATTTAGCGTGGAGGTTCGAGTCCTTCCCCCAGAGCCAATTGACATACATAAATATTAGTATGAGCGATGATCGTACTAAAGAAGAAATATTAGAAAATATTGGTTATGTTATTGAGCAGTATGTACAACCCGCAGTTGAACAACATGGTGGTTATATAAAACTAGAAGACTTTGATGTAGAGTCTGGTCGTGTTCTAGTTTTGTTACAAGGTAGTTGTAGTGGATGTGCCAGTAGCACTATAACATTAAAAATGGGTGTAGAAAATATGCTCAAACATTATGTACCTGAAGTAAATGCCGTTGACGGTATGGACGATCCTAACTTTAACAATCCTTACTATTAGCAAATAGTTACAGTCTATTAGACTTTATACTTCTTACGTGTTATAATAATTTAAATACAAGTAAGGAGAATGAAATGCCACCACGTAATCATAATAAATGGTTAGCACAACCAAAAGTAGAATCAATTAGTAGCACAGCCTACAACTGCCCAGAAATATTTGCACAAGAGCAAGAACTTATTTTTAAAAAGGTTTGGGTGCCTATGTGTCATATAAGCGAAATGCGTAACAAAGGCGACTTTCGAACAACACGTATAGCAGACATAAGAGTAATTGCAATAAATATAGATGGCACAAACGTACAAGCATATCATAACACTAACGACATAGATATTCGTAAACCGTCCGGAACATACAGTTGGGACTTTGCAACTACAGAAAAGCCTCTACCATGTGAAGTAAAGCATGGAGGTATGGTTTGGGTAAATCTTGATCGTAACACATCACAGAGTGTAGAAGAATGGACAGCAGGAGCCTTTGATTGTATTGCTGACGCTATTGATACAGAAGAAATGGAAGTATTCCACTACCATAAAGCAGTAATCGATACAAACTATAAACTATGGCACGATACTAACAGTGAATTCTATCATGACTTCATGCACTACTTCAATCGTGTGTCAGGATTTAATGATGAATATTTTGCACGTAAGAATATACCTTTTGATAATGGTCATGTTAATGTTAGCAGTTTCACAGTCAACTATGAAGAATACGAAGGCTTTGAAGACAGGGGAGAATTATCATTTCCAAACTTGCCTCCCAACCAATGGTACATGGTTGATTTGTTCCCAGGATTCAACTTTAATCTTAGAGGCTCCGCCTACCGTTCAGACTCAGTTACTCCCCTAGGTTGTAACAAAGTTCTTATAGAGTTTAGAGGCTATGGACTACGCAAAGATACACCAGAAGAAAGACGCACACGTATTAACCATCACAACAGCATATGGGGACCGTTCGGACGTAACCTACACGAAGACCTAATTGGTGTAGCAGGACAAGGTACAACCATGCGTGAAGGCACAGAAGCAAGACACATACTTCACGGTAGACACGAAAACGGAACCATACACGATGAAGTTGGTATGCGTCATTACTACAGTGAATGGGGGAAATATTTAGACAAAGATCCATATTTGGAAAATTAGGTGTTGACACAACTAAATATAGAGTGTATTATATATACACAATGAAGAAGGAATTTTGAAACATGATCAAGACTATCAGAACAAATCATAATTGTTGGCCACTGCAAAGGGGTATGTCTTGACGTGACTTTTTGACAGAAGTTATTTTAGGAGCCCCTAGTAATTAATTTTATTAGGGGCTTTTTTTATCGGTGTAGTACAATGGCAGTATAGCAGTCTCCAAAACTGAAGATGAGGGTTCGATTCCTTCCACCGGTGCCAAATTTGTTGTCCAAAAGTGGTTGACATTTGTATATACAGATGCTATTATATAAACATAATTAATTAGAGAGGCACAAATGAGAACGCAACCACAGGCTATTATACATAAATTAGAAGCAGACAACAGTCGTCTAGCAAAAGAACAAGTAATATTAGAAGCAATGGAAGAAGGACTAGATGAGTTCTTTGAAGGTGTTAAAATGGCACTTGACCCACTTGTAACTTTTGGTGTAAAACAAGTTCCTGAAGCAACAGTAGACGGACAAGGTCTGTCGTGGCCTACATTTAAAGAATTAGCAAGGAAGTTGATAAACAGAAGTCTTACAGGACATGCGGCTCGTGATGCAATTATACTTTGTAAAGATACTGCAACAGTAGAACAATGGAATATGTTCTATAGAAGAATACTGATTAAAGATTTACGTTGTGGTGTTTCAGAAAAGACTGTAAACAAAATTGCAAAGAAGTTTCCGCAATATACTATTCCTACATTTACTTGTGCATTAGCACATGACTCTGCTAACCATGAAAAGAAGATGACTGGTAAAAAGCAAATTGAAGTAAAACTAGATGGTGTAAGAGTACTTGCAGTATGTAAAGGTGGTAAGGTAGAATTGTTTAGTCGTAATGGTAAGCAGTTTCATAACTTTCCACACATTATAGAAGAGATTGAATCAGTACTAGCAGTTAAGCCTGCTCCATATGATTGTGTGCTTGACGGTGAAGTAATGAGTAAAGACTTTCAGGACCTTATGAAGCAAGTACATAGAAAAGATGGCAAGGCGGCAACTGATAGTGTGTTGCACTTATTTGATTTTATTCCGCTTACAGACTTTTTGCAAGGTGGTTGGGACAAGCCACAAACATATAGAAGTAATCTTGTTAAATACTGGATAATAGAGAATCAAGACCTTTTAAAGCACGTTACATCGTGTGAATGGGAAGAGGTGGACTTAGATACTACTGAAGGTAATAAACGCTTTGTAGAGCTTAATAAGACGGCTGTAGACGGTGGTTATGAAGGGGTTATGATCAAAGATGTTGATGCACCCTATGAATGCAAAAGAACACATGCATGGTTAAAGGCAAAGCCTTTTATTGAGATAACACTTAAAGTCGTTGACGTCGAGGAAGGCACTGGACGTAACGAAGGAAGACTAGGTGCCGTAATAGTAGAAGGAGAAGACGATGGATACAATTATCGCCTTAACTGTGGGAGCGGTTTCACTGACTCTCAACGTGATGAGTTCTGGACTCAACGTGCTGATCTCGTTGGTCAGTTAATAGAGATTAGAGCTGATGCTAGAACGAAGTCGCAAGATTCTGAAACGTATAGTCTCAGGTTTCCAAGGTTCAAAACCTTTAGAGGTTTCGAAGCAGGAGAAAAAATTTAATCACCGTGAACGTAAAGACGGAGATAAAATGACCGACGTGAAAAAAATGGACGAAGGTTATAAAGGTAAAACATATACAATAAATGGATTAGATGGAGATTTTTAAATGAGAGAATGGGTATATGATTGTTGGAACCATATAATGGATGCAGAAGTAAATCCTCTTAGGCATGTTCCTGATTTGCAAGTAAGGCATATGATCATGCAAATCCTTGCCTTTATGTGGTCATCTGTATTTGCACTCTTAATTGCAGACAGCATTATGGCATTTGGTATTAGTGCAATGGCACACGTACTACTGGTAGCCGCAGTAGTAGTTACTGTAGGCACGTTTAAGGTAGCAGAGCACAAACCTAGTTTCTTCCAATGGAGAAAAGATGGATATCATTCACATGGTAGAGGCCGTGTGTATACAATTTATAGAGATAAAAAAGGTAATGCAGTTAAGGTGCCTTTAGATCCTAACGATCCCGGCGGCGAGCATGAATAATGCTTGGCAAATTCCTTGGGCAAAAAGCAATACAAAAAACATAGATTTTATTTGTAGTGATAAAGCCGTACTAAAGAATTTTCCAATTGTTCCTGCAAAGGATTGTTTACCTACATGGTACAGTAATCTTAAAGCAACTGAAGATAATGTTCCTACTATTGCTGGCTGTTGGCCTGTGCGAGATATAATAACTGCTGGATACATTATTAAGAACGTACACGAACAAGAACTTATTTCTGAACATGACATAGGTAGTGATACAGAAAATGTAGAAAGAATATTTCCTGTAGAACGAATAGGTGAGTTTATGGAACTTCAAAGTCAATATACTGTACCTAATGCTTTCCACACACATAAGCAATGTCCTGTAGAATTAGATGGTAAGAAAAAAGGCTATGTCAAAATAACAATACCTTGGAAGATAAAAACTCCACCTGGTTATAGTTGTTTGTTCGTACAACCGTTTTGGCATTTTGAAGAAGAATTTGTAATTATGCCAGGTATAATTGATACAGATGAATTTGATTTAAGCCAATTAAATTTTCCATGTTACTTGAAGGATCCTGTAAAATTACTAAAGCCAGGAGAACCATTAGTGCAAGTAATACCATTCAAACGTGAAGAATGGACACATACAATAAGGTATGAAGAAGCAACAACAGATAGCAAAATGAATCTATTTTTGCATAATATGTATAAAAGAGCTTTTCATCAAAAGAAAAGTTTTCAATAATGGTTGACTTTTATCTAAGTTACATATATATTATAACTACACTGAATTTTTTAGGAGATTAAAATGGCAATTCCAACAAAAAGAAGAAAGGTTAATCGCCGATCACCACATATCAAACGTGGTGGTAAACTTACTGAACCTAGTTGGGAAGGTTGGGAAGAATGGGATGGCGAAAAGTTTCATAGGCACGTAACTTGGGCTAGGGATTGGTATTATCAGAATTACAAGCCTGCAGATTTATATCCATTTGTTGGCACATGGATGTCTAAGAACGGTTATACAAAAGAACAAATACAACAAGTAAAAGCCGCACCAGGATATGCTCTAAGTATTACTGCAAGTATTTCAGCAAAGATGTTACTTAATGGTATGCCTGATTATAATAAAAAGGAAGACGACTATTGGCAATCGCTTGCTGGTACTATGGGCAAGATGGCTCCTACTACAGTCTTTTTAAAGAAACGTATTGAAGAAGCAATGCAACAAGGTGCTTATCTACTCACACAGAAAAAAGAAGTAGAAGAAGAAA